CGATTTCGAATCTTTTGAACTAGGACCTTCTGAGCACGTTGGTAGAGACAAAGTCTACTCCCAATTTGTTCTTCATAAGAAGGGAACCTTCTTTAATAATGAGTATTTATTTGCTGATTATCTAGAGAAGGGACACAATCTAGTTCTCGATCTGCTAATCCTTTACTCGCGCATCATCACGAAGAAGTTGATATTGTCAAACAACTTCAATGTGAGTGGCAAGCAAGACAACTGGACTCGGCTACTCTATTCTTAATCGCCTCGAACTTAATCAGGGTGAAAAAGGACTTTGGCCAACTCCCGGTCTTATATGCCTTAGATGTGAAAGAAAGGGGGAATAAGCATCGTGTGCCTCATATTCCTGAGTGGGCGGCTGTAACAGCATCCAACTACATCGGAGAATATGGCTTTAAGATAGTAGAAAGACTTTGCCCGACAACCTTTCGGAAAATGAATCCAGAGTTGTCGACGGAATCTCTCTATTATTACTCAGGTGATTTTAAGGCCGCTACTGATCATCTTCCGTTTGAAGTGACCAGAGCAGTTTGGGAGGTTATATTAAACAGAATCGGTGCAGAAGAGGGGTTAAAACAAACCTTCCTCCTCTGTATCGAATGGTTAATTGGACCTCACATTATCACTTGGGATAAAGCTTGGCGCGAATCGGTACAGAACGGTTATTTCAAAGAAGAGTCTGAATACGATCCTAAGTTCATTCACGAATTTGCTGACTACATGCCACCAAATCCTAAGAACTTAGATCCAAAATTCATTAAACTTCTCTCTGAACCTTTCGCTCTTATAGATGAAGACTCGGGAAAACCTGTCAAGCGGGGACTTAACGAGGATTACAAGCCATCTCTAAGAGTGGGGGACACATCGTTCCGTCGGGTTTTAGATCTTCTGAAGAACTTCGGTGAATCACCGGAGATTCGGACGGTCTATCTGAAGAGAGTTTTAGAAAAAATTGAAACTCCCTTACAACCTGACGAGGACGACGAATCCGACATCATCGAGTACTTATATAACATATGGTTGCATTCAGTAAATTACTGTCATACACACCCGTTATATAAGGGCAACGATGGTATTACGAATTTATTATTGTTAAAAAGGGATATTTTGGCTAACTCCTACAAGGATAAGACAAAAGATCTCATTCAACCAATAATGAAATTACTATTCGATGATCCTAAGATGGAGAGAAAGGTGATCACTAAGAAGGATTTATTCCAGGCAAAGTCTAGTTTAATAGACATGTACCTGAAGTATATTCCACCTGGTGTTCAACTTAACTCTACGCTTGACGGATGGGATGAGAAGGGACCCTTGGCCCCTCCTAAAGAAATCCAACAGGCGAACAAAGCATCTATGGACCAGCGTAAAAGACTTATCGACTATTCCAAATGGCTCTTTATTAAAGAGTTAGAAGGGAATGACGATATTCTTTTCTACAACCGATTTGACGAGAAACAGTGTATCGTTACCAAGAAGGGAATTCATATGTGTTATGGGATTTCCTACTCGGCAATGACTGTCATTAACCAAGCGGGGCATTTTAACTTGATGGAACATAAATTATTGTCTATCAAGAATTTTGCGACGTTAGGCGACGACAACTGTTCTGGTCACGATTCGAAATCCTCTATCGATAAGTTAGAAACCGAACAAGAGAACCATGGCTTTATTATAAATTACCCCAAAAGGTATATATCAAAGAAAGGTTACTTGTTAGGGGAGGAACTTCGCCTGCTCAAATTTGTTAAAGGGCAGAGGAAGTTCGTCCAAATTCCTAACTTTAAGATGAGAGTCGTAACGCCGAAAACGGAAAGAGGTAATCACTGGGTAACTATGCCACAAGTAGCCTTAATGAGTTGTAAAAACGCATCAAGTCGGCTTAGGCAAAGGGTGATGTCTCTCGTTTTCTCCTTATATCGAAAAGCTTATTCGTATTGCTTGAACGCACAATTGAATATATTCAATGTACCGACAAACAAACCCATGTTCCCGTATAATTTATTCCCTAAAAAGGAAAACTATCTATACGAGGCCTGGGAGAAAAAGCAATTCTACCAAATCAAGAATATCTTTACGCCTGTGGATGAGACTCAACCACAAGTGAATCGACTCTTGATGAGGGGTCTTATCGATCAACTACATAACGAAGGAACTACGTGGTCCCTACCTTCTTTCGGTACAACACAAAATGATGTTGTATACGCTGATAAGAGGGAATGGAATAAAGGAGATCTCCTCGACAGTTTAACTGCTAGGGCGATACCAAATCCATACAGGAACCCGAATCCTTCGAAACGACCGAACCTCCTTACGGCACAAGAATGTGTTCATAGGTTTCTCAAAATCAAAGGTGATAAACATATTAATCCGAGCATCCATAGTTTAAATGGATGGGAAGATCAAAAAGTTAAAACATCTTTGATGGGGATACTTGCCAATGAATCAAACTTTGACGTAGCGTCCACCTTTGGTAACGAAGTCTATGATGATACAAAACTAGAAGTTTATCTAGTTGATGGATCACGAGATTTCGGATGCCAATTAGGAAGACTAGGAGACGAACACGAACTTGAGCTTGCGTGTATGGGAGCTTCTAAGCATTATTCAATGTTTAGTACGAAGTCACTATTTATAGTGATTTCACCCCCGTTTACACACTCGCCCAAGGATCGTCAACGAATTGTCGACTCTACGGGTTCCTACTTCGCCACTTGGTTTCTCCCAACCCATAAAAGGTTTGAGGATTTCATATATGGCTGCAGTAGGACCTTTAGAAACCACAGGCGCAAGACTTTTGTATCAACTAGAAAGGTAGACTTACCAGGTTGGTATTTCAAAAGCCCTGCGGAGTTTTTCGTCCCCTCAAGAGATAAATGTCTTGAGGAGGGTTTCGAACTCTGCGGTGAACGATTTTGACCACGCGGTCCCTTAGCGGGGCCGGGGACATAATTGAGATACAGCCGTGTGTTGGTCCTTTACCATTTAAAGGAACACGGGTGTTTGTTTTGATTAATTTTTTTAATTGAAGCGCTCAAAAAAGGTGATTTAGTAAACTAACTCACCTACATGTAAGGGTAC